CTCAGTGGTTGCAAAAAATGCTGCATGAGGTCCTCCAAAACCCATAGGAATTCCAAACCTTTGCATACTTCCAACTGCAATATCAAATCCCATTTCACCCACAGGTTGCATAAGCACTTGGCATAGAGGATCCACTACTGCAATCTTCATACACTTATGCACATCTGCAATACGAAGAAGTGAACTTGGATCACGAAGTCTTCCTACATTATTTGGTAATTGAACCAACAATCCAAAGGCATCTTCAAAATCTTCTAGTGTTGCTACAGTATGCCAATCAAGTAATTTTATTTTAATTCCTAATGGTTCTGCTCTTGTTCGTAAAACTGCAAGAGTCTGTGGAAATACTTCACTGTCAACTAAAAATACATCTTTTTTAGATGCACTGAAAGCAAGTATCATTGCCTCTGCTGCTGCAGTTCCTTCATCTAATAATGATGCATTTGCAACTGGTAATCCTGTAAGTTCAGTAATCAGTGTTTGGTAATTAAATAATGCTTCTAATCTACCCTGAGATATCTCTGCCTGATATGGTGTATAAGATGTATACCAAGCAGGATTTTCAAATACATTTCTTTGAATTACTGGTGGAGTGATCGTACCATAGTATCCTTGACCAATCAAAGTTCTTCTAACAACATTATGATTTGCAATCTCTTTTAATTCCTCCAGTGCCTGTTGTTCACTACAACTCTCTGGTAAATCATCATCACCACGAAGTAAAATCGAATCTGGAACGATTTGTCTTACAAGTTCATCAATAGTAGATACACCTAAATCATCTAACATTTTAGATTGTTCTTCTGGTGTGGGACCAATGTGTCTTTGAATAAATTCTGACATATTAAGATTGTGTTATATCATACTCAATAGTAATTATCTTACTACCTTTTCCAGTGTAATCGTGACGTGTTGATTTTGACATTTTTCCACCTAACCTAGTGGCAGCATATTCTAAATCTTCAAGAACTTGTTTTTCTAGATCCTCATATGGATCGTAATACTTATCTACTTTCATTTGGGTTTGTATATCTATAGTTATATAACATTTCTTTACGTCCAAATATGCATCACTATAATCTTTTTCACACCAGATTTAATTGGCAGACCACGATGGGGGAATACAAATGAAGACGGAAATATGAGTGTTTGTCCTGATTTTGGTATGATAAATTGATCATAAAACTCTGTCTCTCCACCTTCAAAGTTATCATTCAAATATGTTATTGATGAAATGATTCTGTTCCAATTAGAATTTTTTGGATGTTTACGATTAGGAGTGGCATCATGATGCCAATCATATTTTTGATCAATTTTATATAGACTTAACCTTGCATCAGCAGAGTAACCAGAACTAATAGAATAATAGAACTGATTGGCAACTTTATCTGGTAAATATTTTAGATACTTATTAATTAAAGGTGTTGGATCAGGATAATCATCAGTAATGTCTAAAAACTCACGATCACCACTATTTGCCTCTGGTGGCATTAGTGTTCCTTTCCAATTCTTAAACATATCACGGTAACGACGTAAGTATGTTTTAGACCAGACTTTACCGTAGAATATATTAGAATTTGTCATGTTGTTCTATAATCTTTTTGATCATACTTTTTAGTCGTCAGATTGTATTCCGTATGGTGTTAAATCGTATTTGACTTTAGCAATACCTTCATGTTTTATTTTAGTGGGTTGTCCTATCTTAGATAAGATGTCACCAGGTATTTTCTTGAGGGTTATATCGTAGGGTATGGGTGCATTTGATACACACACTCTAACACACTCCCATTCTTCCTCAGTAAGAGAATAATTCATTTTTTAAACACTCCTAATTTTGTTAAAAGATAAAGTGCTAAGATTGTCCAAAAGACAACTTCAAGTCCGACGTTGTTCATATTCCTAAGAGTTTACGTTGACGGTTAAAATAATTATGTAGTATCCAAGAACTACTATTTAATTTATCAGTTCCACCCACACCATATTCAAATATAACGTTTTCATTATTAGCAAACCCCATTGTTTCTGGAGTATTACTATGTCCTCTATCACCACCATTACAGAATACAACTTGCTTAGATATTTCTAAGCATTTTCTAATTGCACCCTTTGCAGTATCATCAGAATCATCCCATGATATCACAGCATCTACCATATCTAGATGACGAACGATATCTGCTCTCTCTGTCCAACATTGAAAGTATTGACCTTTCTTTCTTTTTAACCAAGGGTCTCCATTTAATCCCACGATTAGATAGTCAGAAAAATCTTTTGCTCTCTCAAAATATCTTAAGTGACCACTATGTATGGGATCAAACCCACCTGTGACAAGACTAACTTTATCAAAGATCATAATTTAATTAACAGTAAGATTCATCATGCTTTTACGACCACCAATTTTACCATAAGGAAAAGAATTAAATGAAATGGTATATCTAGATTCAATACTTTGATGAGTATCAACTCTATGTGTAATGGAAGAAGGAAAAATTATTAAATCACCAGATTTTCCATAAAAAGATTCACAAACCATACGTCTATTATTTCCTGATAAATCAACAATGTTATTATACCACATATCTTCTATGGCAAAATCAGTGGAAGTAGGTGTATCATTTAAATAATATACTCCACTAATAATAGAATTATTATGAGTGTGTTGATGAAAATTTGCACCTAATGAAATTCTATTACCCCATGATATAGTTATCTTTAATCCATCAGATTCATACTCCAAATCTTGATGCACCTCTTTCAAACACTCATCAATCCAAGTATAAAGTTTACTATATTTAATATTTTTATGAAGAAAAATATCTTTAGTTTGTTGGGTAATATTACTTTCATTTAACCACTCATCTTCTTTTAAATTTTGAAGTGTAGATAAGAGTATATCAACACCACTATTAAAGTAATAAATGCTTTGTGGTAAAAATTTTTTCTTCATTCCACAATATCCCAATGCCATTTGATAGATTTTATATAATCGAATGTATCATCCATATATGTTCTATCATCATTGTCATATTTTCTTTCACATAAGTAATTCCTCATCTCTTGTAGAGATTTAAAACTACCTTTATGAACATAGTTGTCATCATATAAATTATATTTCATTATCCAAAAGTTGAATCTGGTTCTAATGCTATGTAATAGATAAGATTATAACTCGAATTAGTAAATTTGGCAAGTAGTTTAGATGAGATAACAACATCATACGCACCAGGTATTATCTTTATATTTTCTACTTTAAAATTAAAACTAAAGTCCTTATCAGTCTCACCAACAACGACTGCAAACTCATTTGATGTATCATTCTTCTTGTCACGAACAACAAGTTTTACAACACCATTCTCACCAACTGCTGCCAAATCTGGAAGTTGATAAACTGCTGCTGCCTTTAATAATTTTTCTAGAGTAACACTTTCTAATTGAAAACAAACATCTTCAGTTGGAAGAGATATCTCTTTCTCAGGTGGTGCAATAATTACTTGTGGATCTGCAAAGAAATATTTTACTCTTCTTTTGCCTTCCTTAATAGTTAAATACGAATCTGCACTAAAATCTAGATTAGGATCTTGATGCAAACTTAATCCATTTAAAAATTGATTTAAATCATAAATGGCAACATCTTTCGGAAAGTCTTCTGATATATCTGCTTCTGCTAGAATATTTTTAGCAACAGATATTGTGCGAAGTTTACTACCTTGTTTTACAAGTATAGAATTATTAATACCCGCAAAGTTCTTCAGAACTGTAAGAGTACTATCAGATAGTTTCATAGAATCACGTAATTTCATCATTAAGGCATTTGATCAAAGTTTCCAGATGGCATGGATGGTTCTCCATAATGTCCATCAAAGTGTAATAACAGCATAGCATAATGTATGACTTTTAACAAGTCTTTTTTATTTCTACCATCTTTACTTCCATAACGACTGCCATATTTTAATATGTTTGCTTGACAGAAATGAGGTGCAATATCTCTTGCTGCCATTAAGTCTATAGTTTGTACTTTACGAAACTCATGTTTCGTTCCAGTATAATGTCCATTGTAAGTATTAGAAACATATTCTTCAACATCTTTTAGAATTTCCTGTTCATGATACTTGTACTGATGGTTTCTTTGTGGTTCGTAATCCATTTTTAAATCTGATGTTTTAGTTTCATCACCCCATACTGCATCATAAATTTCTTCAGAGGTGAAATGATGTGCGTCGGCAGTTGCCATATAATCAATTTCATAATCAAGATCATCTTCCTCTGGATCAGAAGGTGGCCATGGTGAACCTGGTGTCCATTCAAATCCACCAGACTTTTCTATCCACTCTAAATCTTTATCAATGTTACCAACCACTCTTTCTGCTCTTGCTCGATCTGCAGGATCAGTAAAAGGATTTTCTGCATTCGGATCATTACGTTTATAATCATAATAATAATCTGAATGTTCGACAGGATCGGGTTCTTTCCACAATCCTGTCTTCTCATCTACTTCTTTTTTATCCACGATTGGATACTCCTTATCAAATGTGCCATTGAGAATATCATACAATAAACTCCATGCATTCATTATATCACTCTCCTGACTGTTGGTCAACTGGTAGGTTAAAGTCAGCATCTACTTTGTCATAAAGTTCCATGAATGACTGTTTTGTTTCATCATCA